GTGGTTTCATCTATGTTATCATTTCTAGCAGGAAAATTTAATCAAGCACGCGCATTCCCAAACGCCATGCCTAGAAAGGACTTCTCTCTCTATTGTGAGTAGTAAGTGTTGGATAGACTTCCGCCAAGTTTGCTAGCTGGCCCTTTCAATTATGGACTAGCAAATCTCCGTATATGGGTCTAAAACCAAACATCTGTGCGCGTCCTGATCCAATCCCTTGCTGCTTCGCGAGTGTTGAATGGTAAATCCAAATCATTCCACTCAAACCACTGCTTAACAACAGGGAAATGTTCATCCCACACAGACTGTTCGTGCATGCAGAGCTCTCCCAACATAAGCTCAACATTGCGACGGAGATCTCCCACTGGATCACGGTTACTCCGAAACCAGTAAGGTATGTACAAGAAGCTGTCCTTATTTAAAGGAGCAGACCACCCTGCACTACCATCGGGATCTCTCAAGAATGTCCTCTTAAGGAACGTCACCTCCTCAATGGACTCATAAGGAACTAAATCCTGGCCCTTCTTATCTGACGTATAAGTCAGATTAAAGAGTCTCTTCATCAAATCCGATACCGTGACCTGATTGAAGACTTCGATCACAGCATCATTTGCTGATGCAATATTGTCGTCACCAAAAGTATTGATGAAGACATTCTCCCACATATTCTGCATATCGCCAGTGGCATGCACATAGCAAGCAGTAAGGGTGATAAGAGAATACAAGGAGTTAACGGGTGTTGTGAGGGGGTGCCCACTGGGGAGCGACTTATTCCACTGCACCACATACTCCAAGGTGTGTGCCACTCCGGACAGATGGCGGGAATGAATTAAGTCCATCCAGAGAATCTCTCTGACGCGATCATCTTCGGATGACCAGCTCTCGGACTTGGAGTACCAACTATTTATATAACCCAAGATCTTCATATGCAGATATGGCTGCTCACTGGAATCAAAGCGGGAAAAGTCTCCTCCAAACACCTTGACTCCTCGCTCAAGGAGCCTAGTTGCTAATCTATGCCACTCGGTGTAATGGTTAATACCGGGTGCCATACCACTCTCAACATAGCTTGAGAACATGGAAGCCAGAAAGGCTCCAAAATACATCCTCACAGCAATAACGTAGTCAAGTGGAGCACCACTAATGACACGTGTAGCAACAGCATCAACCTTATGTAAAGGTCTAAGTTCGTCCTTGAGAAAGTCAGTGAAAAGATGTGCAAGACGCACATTCTGTTTGGCCTTAGCCACAACGTGCAAAACTCGCTCTCTCAATTCAAACCATTTGTCTGAGGAGAGGTCGTAATCACCATCCATACCAAAGAAATCCTTTTTGCCTACGGTGCCGCTCAACCTGTATGGATAACCGGCCGAGGTGTCCCTGGCAATCTTCTTAAGTTTCAGACCCTCAACACCAACCACTGCCTCTTCTGGAGTCATAATGAATCGGGGAGCAAACTTAGTCGCCTCCCGGTGTCTTTTAGTCGCCAACTCCACAATACCATCAAGGAGAGGGACGTCCCTATATTCAAGGTCGGTTTGATAAGCCCTGAGGCCATTGACCATAGGGGAAACCATCTCACCATCAGGACCCATTACTGGTCTCAAGATGGCAGGTAAAGTGGGAGGCTCGCCAAACACCTTATCCTTTTGCATGGGACTAGGCTTCAATGCACTCTTCCCAGCCATGGACAAAGGCTTATCAACTTTGCCAATCAACAGGAAAGACCCATCAACCAACTTCCCAGGCCCAACAATACCAGATTGCTCCTCAGGCTCTAAGTTTGAGATGTTAAC